ACGGTTACTCATCGATACAGTTCCTTACGGGTTTATTATAGCAGTAGATGTCTCGCGATCCAAGTGCAGAGTGCCCTCGCAGACCATGCTGTAGTCCGCGCCAGTCTTCGTGCCGCGACAGGGGACGTTGATCTCGACGTTCTTCGTCAGATACTCCTTGCCGTCCTCGAACACGCGCCAGACGTGATCCATCGTGCCACGACCCGGCTGACCGCGAGTTTGATTGTAGCGTACATGCAGAACCGACACTATATCACCTCCGCCGCTTGTGCGGGGGCGTACTCAACGCCAATGTTGAAGTGGACGAAGCGGATAGGCTTGTCGGATGCGTGGCGGGTGAAGCCGTGCGGCAGCCACGCGTTGGCGAAGATCAGCGTGCCCGGCTTGGCCTCGATGCCCATAGCGTTGCTGGCGGGCGTCACCTGACCCATGTCGGCCTCTGGCAGGTTGACCTGCACCTTGCCCGGACGCGGGTCGTAGAACAGCGCCTTGGAGCAGTTCTCAGGCGTCTCAAGGAAGTAGAAGCCGACAAGCTGCGCGCCGTTGCCGTGGACGTGCTGCTCCATCTGCGAGTGCTTGTGGTGCTCCTGCGTCCACATCTCAGTGAAGAAGGTGCTCGCACCAGTCATGTCGCTGCCCTGATTGTTCAGTATCTGCCACGCAGAGCTGCCGACATACTCGCAGAAGGCGTGCATGCGCGGGTCATCTGTGAGGTTGCCCGTCATCTTGACTGGGTAAATCTCGTTGATGTCCTGCGGCTCAAAGTTGTCCTCCGACACCGCGCGAACGGCGTCGAGGAACTCAGGCTTGAAGGCCGTCACGACGACGGTCGGGAAGCAGAATAAGGGTGTCAGTTCTTCAGACTGCACGAAGCTCCTCCCGCAGGGCCTGCATCTCGGCGATCTGCTCTGGCGTCAAGTCGGTCACGATCCACGAGAACACCCAGCCGCCGTCGCGGATGAAGGGCAGTTCTGAGCGGTGTACAGTCTGCGTCTGGCCGTCATATACAGGGTCTGCGTCTATGACGACTGGCGACAGCGCAAAGCCATCACGCGTGGCGGCTGGCGTGGATGGGAAGATGCTGGCGAAGTCGCAGAAGTAGTCGTAGTTCGCCTCGGGGTTGTCACGCTGAAGCTCCGCCGCGCCGTAGGGGTATTCGACAAACGCATTGTCCTTGGTCTTTACAAATCCAGTCACGAGTTATCCTCCAGAAATAGCGGTTTCATGTTTGACAATACCCTAGTGCGGTCGCCTTGGCTATTGATTACCTTCAGGGTGATTGCCTCGATGTGTGGCACAATCTGCGCCTCGAAGTCTGGGTGGCAGCGCATGGTGTTGAGGTGGTCGTGCGGGATCGTGCCAGCCGTGAGCAGGAAGTTCTCCGCCCGCGTCTTCAGTTCGCCCAGCCACTCTTCGCGCTGCATAGCCTCATTGGCCTCCAAGAACGGCAAGTCGCGGTGCTTGCGGTTCGGCTCAAGCTCGTCCATCAGCTTGCAGATGTAGTCATACTCGTTGAGCGCGGCTTGGTGGTTCAAAGCCCAGCCCTCGTTGACCGAGTTGCACTCAAGCAGGTCTGCCTCTGCCTTGAGCCGGTCGATCTTGGTTGACGCTTCGTCTGCCAGCACGGCCTCCGCCGTGAGAACCTTAGCCTGACGGCGTAGGGCCTGCGCCTTCGAGTGCTCGATCTTGACGCCGATGTCTATCTTCTGGTCGTGCAAGAGCGCCCAAGCGCCGTCTGCCGTGTGGCAGCTTCCCGCCATGAAGTGCTTTAACTGGAAATCGCAATTATTGCGATGTGGCTTACTATTCATCGTTGTGCTCCTACGATGTGGTGGAAATTAAAGCGTGATACCTGCTATACCGTTGGATGCGGCTGCACGGCCATAATATGAAGCTACCGTAGCTGCGCCGCCTGCGGTGACTATGCAGCTTGAGTAAGTATATTTGTCCCGTGTGACGGAGGTTGCGCCAGCAACGCACCCAAGCGCAAAGATGCCAACGGTGCTGTTACCAGCAGCAGAGCCCCCCGTAGACGCGGCAGTAGCCGCACCGCCCGCCGCGACAACACAACCTGAATAAGTGTATTTGTTGCGGGTGGTCGAGCGATTTGGAGCGTTCCCGAGTGCAAATATACCAACTGTGCTGTTACCAGCCGCTGAACCGTACTGAGAAGCCGCAGTCGACGCCCCACCGCTACCAACTGTATCGGAAGAATATGTGTACTTGTTGCGAGTGGTGACGCAGGTGCAGATGCCGGTGTTTCCCAGTGCGAAGATACCAACTGTGCTGTTGCCAGTCGCAGAACCTCTGCGTGACGCGCACGTAGCTGCGCCGCCTGCTGCGACGACACATCCTGAATATGTGTATTTATTGCGGGTGGTGGATGGCGCTCCAGCAACACACCCGAGGGCAAAGATACCAACGGTGCTGTTGCCTGCGGCGGAACCCCCAGCGGACGCCGTAGTAGCCGCTCCGCCCGCGCTTACCACGCAACCGACATATGTGTACTTGTCGCGTGTAGTGACACGGCTTCCCGTATTACCCAATGCAAAAATACCTACGGTGCTGTTACCAGCAGCAGAGCCGCAATACGCAGCCGTAGTAGCCGCGCCCCCCGCTGAAACAACGCACCCTGAATATGTGTACTTGTTACGAGTGGTGACGGCACCGGTCGTAAAACCCAAAGCAAATATCGAAAACGTCCCGTCCGCCACGAAGTTCGGTGGCCACAGCCCCTGACCGACTGCCTGAAACTGCTGGGAGAGGGACCAAATTCCGCTGTACGAGGGCATTAGAGTGTTACTCCTGCAACGCCGTTGGAGGCTGCGGAACCTTGTGCAGAGGCCACGGTTAAAGCGCCACCCGCTGCAACCACACACCCAGAATACGTGTATGTGTTGGTGACGGTACTAGCGCCAGAGGTAGTACCCAACGCAAAGATGCCCACAGTGCCGTTACTTGTGGCAGAGCCTTGATACGATGCGATAGTAGCCGACCCGCCTGCCGCCACCGTATCGCCAGAGTACGTGTATTTATTGCGGGTGGTGTTCGTGCCGCAGCAGACAAGACCCAATGTGAAAATGCCGACGGTGGAGTTGCCTGTGGCAGAACCCCAAAAAGAAATTCCTGTAGCTGCCGTAGCCGAGCCTACCGTGTCGCCGGAGTAAGTGTATTTGTTGCGGGTAGTGGAGCCACTGCCCACAAAACCTAACGCAAAAATACCTACCGTGCTGTTACCTGCGGCTGAACCGTATTGAGATGCTACAGTAGCCGCTCCGCCTGCGGCGACAGTGCAGCCTGAGTAGGTGTATTTGTTGCGGGTAGTTGAACGGGAGCCCGTGTTACCCAACGCAAAAATGCCGCGAGTACTGTTACCCGCCGCCGAACCGCAAGAAGATGCAGCAGTTGCGGCCCCTCCCGCGCTAACCACACAACCCACGTAGGTGTACTTATTACGGGTATTTACTTGCCCAGCACCGATTTGCCCCAACGCAAAGATGCCGACCGTGCTGTTACCAGCAGCGGAGCCTTGTGCAGAGGCCACGGTGGCGGAGCCGCCTGCAACTGCTACGTTGCTTGAATAGGTGTACTTATTGCGGACAGATGAATATGTAGTCCCGTCGTACCCTATTGCAAAAACACCAAACGTCCCGTCCAACACAGCCGTGATGCTGTTACTAAACGCGCTCTGCGGAGAGGGGCCGTAGCTGTTCAGCGCAAACGCGCCGAAGGTGTAGGACGATCCGTTGGTCAAGCCAGTCACGGTGATCGGGGAGCTTGCCGCAGCGGCACCAAAGCCAGTAGGCTCGCTCCGCGCCGTGTAGCTAGTGATAGCCGATCCGCCAACGCAAGCAGGGGCAGTAAACGTCACGGACGCGCAGTTACTGCCGCCAGCCGTAGCCGTGCCAATCGTGGGTGCGTTCGGGGCTTGCAGCGGGTTGAACCCTACGCCGAGCACCCCACCTTGATAGCGTTTTGACATCCGCTTTTATCCCGCAAATTCTTGGTAGGTCACCGTCATTGTAATAGCGTTCGCCGTGCCAGCCGTCGCGCCGAGTGACGTGTTGGCGGCCAGTACAACTGGCGTCGTCGCGTCTGCCACGATCAGCGAGGCGTCGGCCGGTACTGATATCGTCGACGCCATCGGGAAGGCCGTGCCGCCGAGAGCGGCAGCCGAGTAGCGCGACACGCTAATGTCGGCGGCGTTCGTGCCGTCGACGTTGGCTGCAACGATCGAGATGACCTTGAGCACGCGGCCAGACGACGCAGCGTTTGACAGCAGCGAGGTGGCGCTTGTGCTGCTCAGGGCGACGTTGACGGTGAACTCACCGATAATATTGTTGGGGGCTACATAGGGCATAAGCTACCTCACGAAATCTCAAGAATGGACATTACGACGTCCAGTGAAGACGCCGCCGAGGACTGAACCTTGAGGCTGTCGCCGACAATCAAGACAACCTTCTCGTCGCCGCCGATGGGTATCAGGGACTGGCCAACGGGAATACCCGCGCCCTTAATCAGATACGTGTCGTTCGTGCCGTCGTTGACGGTGACGTTGACCGTCACGGGCGACGCGGTGGTGTTGCACACCGACAGGCCGATGACCGTTGTCTGCACGCCCGAACCGACCGTGTAGCTGCCCACTGAGGTGAGCGATGTGCCGATGTTGCGGCTTACCTTGCGAGTGAACGTATTTGCCATAAAATATTCCTATCACATTACGCCATGGTTTCATAGCTGATGCTGAACGTCAACTTGCTGGCGGTACCCGACGTGACCGTAATGGAGGTGCCCTCCTCAAGATATATCGCCGTCGTCTTGTCCGTCACAATCAGCGAGGCGTCGGCAGGCACCGAGATCGTCGAGGCAATCTGGAAGGCCGTGCCGCCCGATGGGGCCGAACCCTGCGCCACAGCGCCGTTGGTGTAGATCGCCACCGTTGCGTCAACGGCGTTCGTGCCGTCGATGTTCGCGACAACGATCTGGTTAATCTTCAACACGTTGTTCGAGGCCGCCGCATTCGGCAACAGCACAACGGCTGTCGTGCCCGTCGGCGTAAAGTACGTCGTCTTACCCGTGATCGTTGTGAGTGATGCAATGTTCGGTGCTGCCATGTCCTAATCCTTACAATCCAAATACCAGCGACAGAGCGGTAGCGCGTGCTTGCGTTACCCCCGACGCGGCTGGTGCCGAAGACACCCATGTCGTGCCATTACTTGTTAATACATTACCTACGGTGCTTGGCGCAACAACTTGAAGCGCGCTGGTGCCGTTACCCAAGAGGACGTTGTTCGCCGTGAGCGTAGCCGCACCCGTACCGCCGTTGGCAACGGGCAGTGTGCCTGTGACACCAGTCGTTAGAGGCAGGCCTGTTGCGCTGGTAAGCGTGCCAGAGGATGGCGTGCCGAGTGCGCCGCCGTTTGTAACAAACGCGCCAGCCGAGCCGATGTTTGTCGTCAGCGCAGTGCTGACGCCAGTCCCAAGTCCACTAACGCCTGTCGTGATCGGCAAGCCTGTTGCACTGGTAAGCGTGCCAGAGGACGGCGTACCGAGCGCGCCGCCATTGACAACGACAGATCCTGCCGTGCCGGGGTTGACGCCCAAGGCAGTTGCAACACCCGTTCCAAGTCCGCTGACGCCTGTCGAGATCGGCAGGCCTGTTGCGTTGGTGAGCGTTGCGGCAGAGGGCGTACCGAGGTTTGGCGTAGTAAACGCTGGTGACGTTGCCAGCGCAACAACAGTGCCAGTGCCCGTTGTGGTGTAGCTGGTGCCCCACGCGGTGCCAGTTGAATTCGGGATGCCAGCGCCCGGATAGACCATGCTCGACGCGCCGGGCGACCACGAGGCCGTCGTGCCATTGGAGGTCAGCACGTACCCGTTTGAGCCGATACCTAAGCGCGTGGCGCTGTTGCTGCCGTTGCCGAGGATGAGATCGCCCGTGGTCGTGATCGGCGACAGCGCGTTAAACGCAGCCGAAGCTGTTATCTGGCCCGTACCGCCGTTGGCTATGCCGAGCGTGCCTGACGTGATCTGAGAGGCCGCGATGGCGATAGATGTGTTGGTGACGCTTGTGGCTTGCCCCTGCGCGTTGAACGCAATGACAGGGACAGATGACGCGCTGCCGTATGTCGACGCCGTTAGCCCCGTATTCGTGATGCTGAAGACTGTACCACCCAGCGTCAGGCCAGTGCCAGCCGAGTATGTGATCGGAGCGCCGAACTGAATGAAGACAAGCGCCGTCGTGCCGACAGTGATCGGCAGTGGCGTCTGCTGCACCCACGATGTGTTAGCCTGCGTTGATCCCGCCGTGACGAGGAAGAAGTCGCCCGCATCGATCTTATTTACGCCTGCGCCAGCCGTGTCAAAGTCTGTCGCGCGGGTGAGGATGTACACAGCCGCGCCGCTGCCAACTTGCGTTACAGTGTAGACGCCGTTATTGGCCTGCGTCACCTCGTTTTTGACAAGGATGCGGTTGCCAACCACCGCAGCCACGCCGTCAACGCTCAGTGCGCCATTGACGTTGCCCGTAAGCGTTGCGCCGACGCCGCTGGTGCCGTTGTTGTACGTGTTGGCGGCCAGAGCCGCAGTCGTCGCCAGACGCACGGCTTGGTGGAAGTTGATGCCCGACGCGATGGTGTCGGCGTATGTCTTGTTGACAATGTCTGTGCCACTGGTCGGCGCTGTGCTGATTGTGCCTGTAGTGAGCGCAATCGACGTTATGTCGGTGTTTGCGCCCAAGGCCGCCGCACTGAGGCTGGTTCGCGCAGCACCAGCGTTGCTTGCGTTGGTACCGCCGTTAGCCAAGGGGAGTATGCCTGTGACCTGTGTGGTTAGGTCAACGCCCGAAAGCGTACCGCCAAGCGTTAGCGATCCAGATGACGTCACGGTACCAGTGAGCGTGATGCCATTGACCGTACCAGTACCGCCGACGGAAGTGACTGTGCCTACATACTGATCGGCTGCGTTAATCGTGATTGCGCCAGAGCCGTTCGTGATGGTGACATTTGTACCCGCCGTCAGCGTAGCCTTGGTCAGTGTATTGCCCGTTGTATTTCCAATAAGCAGTTGCCCATTGGTATACGTTGTTTCACCTGTGCCCCCACTGGCCACGGCAAGTGTACCGCCGATTGTGATTGTACCGGATGTCGTGATTGGCCCACCACTTGTGGTTAAACCCGTCGTCCCGCCACTGACAGCAACGCTTGAGACCGTGCCGGTGCCCGGGAGCGTCACCCAAGTCGGAGCGGCAGTGCCGTTCGACGTAAGCACCTGCCCGATAGAGCCAAGTGAGCTGAGTGCAAACTTCGTGCCCGTTGAGTATACGACGGCACCAGCGACGGGAGACAGAGCATCGCCAGTGCCGCCGCGACCCAAGGGGAGCGCGCCTTGGGTTTGGTTTGTGTCCGACAGGTCCAAGGCTGGATGGATATGGTCGCCGCGAGACAAGGTGTTGGCGACGCCCGCAGTGGCACTGCCGAGTGCCAAGGGTGTCGTTGAAGAGAAGTTGGCCGTGAGTGTGATGTCACTGGCAAGCGAGCCGCCGCCTGTGAGGCCGTTGCCCGCCGTGACCGTGCGCGTCGTGGGCACGAAGCCAGTGACACTTAGTGCGGTCGTAGTGGCGCTCGTGACGCGGCCTGTGGCGTCTACGGTGAGAACCGGCACGGCAGAGCCTGATCCGTATGTGCCCGCCGTGACGCCCGTAAGGGAGAGCTGGGTGACGCCGACGCCGCCAGCCGCAATCGAGATGACGCGGTCGGCCGAAAGATCGCCGCCGCCTGTAAGACCTGTACCCGACGCAATGATGCGCGTGGACGGCACCGCGCCGACGGCTGCGATGTTCGCAAACTGGACCTTGTACGTAACGCCGCTAAGGACATACGGCAGGTAGCCGAGTGTGCTCGCCCCAGTATACTCAGGCAGGCTGGTAATGCGCGTCGGGATAAGATTGGTAGGTACACTACTCATGGTTCAAGGTAATCCTCTCCGTTCTCACTAATGAGAAAGTAGTCACTGTCCTGCGTAATGACGCCCGCCGGATTTGTCGGTATAGGCGTATCTGGACGGGTGAATGGTAGCACAATATTGTCTGGCTGGCGAGCGGGAAGGCGATATGGGTCATATTGATCCAAATCCACTTTGCAAACCATCAAACCCGGTGAATTGGGGTCTGAATACAAATCATCGAGCGAAAACTTGCGGCTGCAACGGCCGCAAATGCCGATACCCAGTGTGGTCCTCCCGCGAGTGCTTAAATATACAGGCATTTCCCTACATTACCTCGTGTACGGCGAAATATTGGGGGCAATCATCATCGGACTGTTGTCGCGCTCTTCCATTTGCGCGATGTACAGCGTTGAGGCGGCCTTTTGGTCAAGAATTGGTATCAAATTGACGTCAACTTCGACCAATTCAAGCGCCATCTTGGCCGCCAGACCCGCGACGATGGCCTCAAGCCAGCGCTGAGGCACTTCAACGTCTTGCGTCATGGTGCCGACGTCCATAATGTAGCGCTGACGCCACACAACGATCTGGCAGACGGTGGCTGCGTCGTTTGGAACGGGCCACATGTGCATAATTGGGTTGTTGACCTGACGGTCAAACCAAAATTGCAGCGGGCGGTTGTTTTGAAACGCCTTATTTGGCAAATTTGTGTAGTCGTCGCGGTTCAGGCGCGCCAACGGGATTTCGGTCGGCGTATTTGCCAGATAGATTTGGGTGAAACCGAGCGTCCCTGTCGTCGCGCGGACGCGGAAGTACGGAGTTGCCACGCTGCTTTCCAGATCGAACCACGTCCACTCGCCTGCGACCGCCGTTGTCGTCTCAGTTTGGATTGTGACCCACGTCACATTGTCGTCCGAGCGCTCAAGGGCGACGGGCACGGCGGCGGCGGACCAGAGGACGCCGACGGTGGACACAAATATGTCTGTGGAGAAGCTAACTGTGCGCGTCGTTGACGTGTCGGTGTTGGTGCCGGTTACTTCTTGGAGTGTGCGGAAGTTGCTGTTCAGGATGTCAACGGTTCCGTCGTCCATCGTGATGTCGCCCACGCCCTCGTACAGCGGGTAAATCTGCTTCTCAATGCACCACAGCGGCGCGCCTTGGTTGGCCAAGTCGGAGAGGAACAGGTATAGCTGGTCGTTGGCTATGTCGATGTGTTCGGCGGTGATCTGTTGTGCCGTCAGTTTACAGCGACGGATCGCGCTGTCGATGACGCGCCGTGTGTTGAAATTCGTCTGTGAAACTGTGTTAGAAAACGCCATGTAGGTGTGCTCGCATTGTTATCGCAGCAGCAAGCCGATGACAGCAAGCACCTCTAGCGTGGGTGGTATAGCGCAAAAACTGCCCGCCAGCAAGGCGAGCAGTTCATTTGCGTAATATTAGCACTTTCCTTTTGGCATCGCCATCAAACCGCCCTTGTTGCGGCGGATCACTGGGCGGTCGCTGTAAGACGGTACAGCCTTCTTTGCCGCCTCTCTCACCATCTGCATTTCGCGGTCGGACATAGCGCCCATTCCACGTGGAACAGCCTTATTCGCCATAGCAGCAAGTACCTTCGATACGGCTACCGACGAGGGGCCGACAGGCTTCTTAGCTGGCATGCTCGAACCCATGCGGCGGTCTTCGGCTTCCATCTCGGCCAGTGTCGCGCGCTTGCCCTTCTCGTTGTACGTGCCGCCTTCAGCCATCTTAACAGGCTTTTTCGCGGCAGCCTTGCGGGCTTCGCTCATGGCGATGGCCACAGCCTGCTTCGGGTTCTTGACTTCTGGGCCTTTCTTCGAGCCGCTGTGCAGCTTGCCTGACGCAAACTCGCCCATGACTTTGCCCATTTTGGCTTCAGCACGCTTTGCTGGGCCGCCTGTCATATACTTCATACGGGTGCTATCTTTGAAACCGTCCATGTTACTTACCTTTCTTGCGGGCCGCAGCCATATTATCAACGAGATTTGGGTAGGGTCGTCCAGCCGCCTTGGCGCGTGCCTTGGCAGATTTCTTGCGCTTGACCGACAAGTCTTTCGGCTTGCCGAGGTCTTTCGGGCGTTTCTTTTCCCAGACAGGTTTTACTGCAAAGTCGCTCATGTCAACAATCCCATTTGCGTAGTGAAAGTGCCTTGCGTGTCGGGCGACCCTTGTCGTCCTTCATCGGCCCCGGCATGCCGCTCATTCTTGCGCAGAATGACTTGCGACGCGCGGCTGCCTTGGGTGATTTCTTCGCCTGCTTGGCTGAAACGGGTGGCTTGATGTCCTTGCCCTGAGCGCGCAGCGATGCGCGGCCCTTGGCATTGAGGCCACCCTCGGGGTTCTGCCCCTCCTTGCGTGTCCACGCGCCGCCCTCGGCCATCGCGAGGCCACCCTTGGCAAATGCCTTCTGGTAGCTAACGCCGCCAGAGACACCAGCGCCCGGCTGGTATTGCGCGCCTACGCTAAACGGTCCGCGTTGATATTGTGCTTGCATCTGGGCCAGCTTCATGCGCGGGTCCATCGACGCTCCGACGTTAAACTGGCCGCCTGCGGCAGGCACGCTGTAATTAGCGCCGCCGCCTTGAAAGCCTTGTGGGCTAACCATAGCGCCGCCGCTAACCATGCCGGGTCCAACTTGCTGTTGGCCAGACACGGCCATACCCTGCGGGGTGAGCTGCGGGTTGCCCGGTATCTGCATCGGCCGCTGGTTGGGCACTGGCCCAAGATTGGGCATGCGCGGGTCAGGCATTGGCTGCTGCGCCTTCGGACGCACGCCCAGCGCGTCGTCTATGTGGTTCTTGGCCTTAAACTGCCGAAGGTCGAAGGCGTTGTTCATCATCAATCTGCGTAGGACTTAACCATCTCAAGGATGATAGTGTACGTGTCGCCCGCACTTGCATCGAACGTTGAAAACTGGATGTCGCCTGTCTTGCCCGCGCCTGCGTTGTTCCACAAACCGCCGAAACTTTCATAGTCGGACACGTAGTTGCTGTTCTGCGGGACAACGGTAACCAACACGTCGGTGGTCGCGTCCCAGTATATGGCAACTTCCATGCCGTGCGTCATGGCGTAAATCTTGGTGATTGTCACACCGTCGCAAGCCTTGCTGAAAGAGCTGGGGTTGAGTGTCGATACATCGACCTTGGTCACTTTGATCTCGCCAGTGCCATCGGAGATGTTGGTGAACTTCATAATGGCTTTGCGTTCGCCATCAAATAAAATCTGTGTTGCTACTGCATCTGCCATCTGGGTATTCCTTATAAAATGCGGCGAGTAACGGGGACTTCCAATCCGCTACCCGCGCGCATCATATCATCGCATTAGCGATTAGTCATTAGCCGTTGTCTGTACGTACTGGTACGTGACGCGGACTTGTCCAACCGTAGGCTGACCCACTGACGTAACAGTTGCGACCACAGTCCCGTTTGTTCCGATGTCATCCATCGCCGCCAACTGTGCAGCCGTAAACGTCGGGCGCACGCGGATGCCGGTCTTGACGTTGACGCCACTTGCGTAGGTGGTGGCCGCCGATGATGTGCCGACAGACAAAGTTGCCGAAGTGGCACTGTCGTACTGCGTAAGCACATCAACAACGATGTCCACGATCTGCGAACCGAACGGCAAGTTAATGCTGCCGTTCTGCACCAGTGTGGCGTTGAAGTTGATCAACACAGTCTGTGAGAGAACCGCGAGACCGATGTTTGGGCCGCCTGCTTTACCAGCGTTAATGTCGCCAGAGGCAAGTGGGCCGCTCCAAGTAGTTTGTGACATAATAAATCCTTTGCAAAGAAAATGCTGCTATAGC